CACGCCGGGGTCCGCCACCGCCCAGCTGAACGCCCTCAGTGAGGTGCGCGTCACCGGCGGCAATGACCCCCAAATGGAGCTCAAGGCCGTCCTGTCCTTCCCGGGCGTGTGGTTCCGCGGGCCGGTGGAAACGTTCACGGCCCCGGTCACCTCGGCGTCCAAAGTGGTCACCATGTTCCCCGGCATCAGCGGCAAGGTCACTGACGCCCTGGTGCGGTTCACGGACATCACCGACCCGAAGGCCACAGACTCGGCCGGCACGTTCGTCAAGTACACCGGCACAGTGGCCGCCGGTCAGTTCCTGCGCATCGACGCCGTCACGGGCCGCGCCTGGCTGACCAGCTCCGACACCTGGACCGGCGGCACCGAGGTCGACCAGACCCTGCTCAGCTTCGGCCGGGGCCCGGGCTTCTTCACTATCACCCCAAAGTTCATCGACCCGGAAACACGAACCGGTTCCGTGACCATCACCTCCACCGCGCGGGGCTCCGGCGCCGCGGTCGACATCCAGGGACGGAGCGCCTACCTTGTCTAAGCCCTATGACATCCGGCTGCGGCGCTACACCCCGGGCGGGGCTGCCGGCGCGATCCTGCCAACCCTCACGATCGATTACACGGCCCCGTACTCGGCTATTCCGGCCCTGTCCTTCACGTACTCCGAAGCGGTCACCGGCGTCCTGCCGGCGCTGCTGGAACTCGGCGTCGAAGTTTGGGACGGGTCCACCTGGACCGAGCCCCGCAACGGGCGATTCTTCGCCCTCAAGCGGTCCGGCAACGACATCGACCAGACCCTGACCCGGACGGTCACCGCGGTGGCCTTCGTCAGCTATGTCCTGTCCAAGGCCACCGTGGTGAAGACGGACGGTACCACAGATTTGGTCGCCAAAGGTGCGGTCGGTAAAGTGGTCAATGGCGTATACAACGACGCCAAGGCCCGCGGCTGGGGATCCTACCTGGGCGTGTCCTTCACGGACACCGCCGACTCCGCCGGCGCCCCGTGGAACACCGACGCCACCCTGGACACCCTGAACATCAAGGTCGGCACCACGCTGACCTCCCTGGTCCAGACCCTGGCAGACCAGGGCTGCGTCGAATACTCCCTCACCGGCCGCACCCTGGACCTGTACAACCCGGGCACCGGGTCCGACTACAGCGCCGGCACCAACCGGGCCACCGTCGGCGGCCGCGCCAAAGGCCTGCCGGTGGACACCACCAACGAGGACCTGGCCACTGACGTGACCGTGCACGGTGACGGCGGGAAGTCCTGGACTTTCCCGGTCGCCGGGGCCACCACGGCCCTCGGCCGTCTCGAGGTCAGCATCGACGCCGGCGGGGTCACCACGCAGGCACAGGCCGCCCAGTTCGCGTCCCTCTACGGGGCCATTGGGGCCGACACCCGCAGCCAGTACACCATGACCGAGGACGCCGCCACAGCCGCCGCCAGGGCCCTGGTGGAGTACCTCCCCGGCGACTGGGTGAGCGCCCGCCGGGCTACCGGCTGGCAGCGTATGCGCGTCACCCAGGTCCAGGTCCGCAAGGCCGTTGACGGCAAGATCGACGTGGACGTCATCCTGGACGACGTCCTGCACGACCTGGCCGCACGCATCGCCAAACGGAACCAGGCCCTGGGCGGCCGCATCGGCGGCAACGGGCGCCTGTCCATGGCCTCCATCGCCGGCTACATCCCCATGCCCTCCACCGTCACCCCCGGCAGCGGGGACACCGAAAGCCAGTATTGGGGTGACCTGCTCACCGGTGACAAGGACGGCAAGAACATCTACGTCGGCGCGCACCGCGGCGGGGCCTATGACCTGAATGCGGCATTCCCGCGGCTGGACTTCAACGGCGGCGACGGGGCCATGTCCTTCAACGGCGGCAACGGGGCTATCACCTGGAAAGTATCACCCGACGATACTGGCAGCCGGGCCTCCATCGACCACCACGACGGCGTCCTGCGGTTCAACGCTGAGGACTACACCGAATTCAATACCGACATTCAGGCGCGCTTCGGTGTTGTCGCCGGGTCGGTCACCATCAACCCGACCGGCGGTCTGTGGTTCACCCCGCGGGTCAACGGAACCGACACCCGCACCCGCGCCATGAGCTGGGACGGCAACGGCGACCCGTTCACGATCGAGCCTGACTCGGTGAAATTCTCCGGCCGGTTCATCCAGGCCAAGGGCGTCTATGACCAGACGACCACGGCCGCGTCCAACGTGTTCGTGGACTCCAACGGCAACCTGCAGCGGTCCACCTCCGCGGCCCGGTACAAGCTGGACCAGCAGGCCGGTGAGGTGTCCGGGAAGATCCTGGAAGTCACCCCTAAAACCTGGTTCGACATCGGCCAAGTGGAGCGCAACGACGGAAGCACTGACGGGCTCCGCCGCGTCCCCGGTCTCATCGCCGAGGAAGTGAAAGCCGCCGGCCTTGACGGCTTCGTCATCTACGGCGAGGACGGCCAGACCGAAGGCGTCATGTACGACCGCCTGTGGACCGAACTTATCCCCGTGGTGAGGGCACAGCGGGACCGCATCGACGCCCTGGAAGAACGCCTGGCAAAGCTCGAAGCCAAGGCCGCATAACCCCAAAGGAAGGCCCGGACCGTTCGAGCGGTCCGGGCCTTCGTCATGTCTATCCGAAAAAGGACACCCCCACATTATGCCCGACTGGATCATTCAAGCCGGCACCGTACTCGGCAGCGTCGGCGCCGGGTCCTGGTTCACCGCCTGGCTCAAAGCCCGGCAGGACCGCAAGGCCGCCTCCGACAGTAACTCCCTGGTGCAGCGCCGGGACCTCATCGCCGAATATGACGGACTGCTCGAGCAGCTCAAGGGTGACCTTGCTTCTCTGCGGGCCCGCATGGACGACATGGAGAAAGAGCTGGACGAGGTCCGGGGCGTCAACAAGACCCTGACCCGGCAGAACGCCGCCCTTATCGCGTTCGTGTTCCGCCTCATGGCCATCATGCGCGCCGAGGGCCTCACTGACCGTATCCCGCACGACGCACCGGACGGCATCACCGTCTAACCGAACCACCCGACGAGGGCGGCGCCACACCGGCGCCGCCCTTCTTCATTTAAGGACCCCCATGACTCTCCACGGCATCGACGTAAGCGGCTGGCAGGCCGGCATTGACCTGGCCGCCGTCCCGTCCGACTTCGTCATTATCAAGGCCACCGGCGGCACCAGCTTCGTGAACCCCGAATGCGACACGCAGTTCCAGGGCGCACGCAGGGCCGGCCGCCGCACCGGCGTCTACCACTTCGCGCACGAGGTCGGCTGCGCCGGCTCCGCCGTGGACGAGGCCAACCACTTTGTGGACTCCATCCAGGGGTACTTGGACGGGCGCACCCTGCTTGTCCTGGACTTCGAAGGTGACAACCAGCTGGACACCGGCTGGGCGAAAACCTGGCTGGATACCGTGCACGCCCGCACCGGCGTCAAACCCCTCATCTACCTGAACGGCGCGGCCCTCAAAGGCGCCGACTGGGCTCAGGTGTGGGCCGGCGACTACGGCCTCTGGCTGGCCTGGTACGCGGTGAGCACCGCCACGCAGGGGTACAACGACTACACCGGCACCCCGATCGACGAGGTCACCCCGCCCTTCCCGTGCGCCATGTGGCAGTTCACTTCAACCGCCCGTCTGGACGGCTACGGGGCAAGCCTGGACGCTAACGTCTTCTACGGCGACGGGGCAGCCTGGGACGCCTACTGCAGCCCCTCCGGCGCACCGGTGAAGGCACCGGCACCGAAGGCCGCGCCGAATCCCGTACAGCCCCCTGCACCGGCTCCGCGGCCCGCCCCGGCGGCCGTGGCCAAGTGCATCGTGGAGGCCGGCGACACCCTCGGCGGCATCGCCCGGCAGTTCGGTGTTGACCTGGGTGCACTCATCGCGGTCAACGAGATCAGCGACCCTGACCGCATCTACCCCGGCCAGGTCCTGGTCCTGCCCGGCAAGGCTGCCCCGTCCCCGTCGGTCCACTCCGGCCCCGCCCAGTGTGTGGTGGAGGCCGGCGACTCGGTGAGCGCCATCGCTCGCCAGTTCGGTGTCAGCGCCTCGGCCATCATCTCCCTGAACAACCTGGCCGACCCTGACCTCATCTACCCGGGCCAGGTGCTCCGGCTTCGTTAGGAGCCCCATGGGCAAGCACACGGCACCCAGCCCGCGCCGCGCCCCGTGGCTCACGGTCCTGACCGTCCTGGCTGCCGCCCTGGTCCCCGCTACGGGATCCGGGGCGGCACCGGACGCCGGACAATGCGCACTTGCGCACATGAGCAGCTGCGCACCCGAGCCCATCACCGCGCCGGCCTCAGCCGTCCTGACCTTCGAACGTCCACGGGTGGCCACCACCCCGGCCCCGCCCCGGTTCACCGGCATGGGGCTGGCCGACTTCATCAGCCGGTACACCGGCCGGGCGGTCATCCTGCCCGGCTACACAACAGCCGAATGCGTCGCCGTGTTCAGCCACTACAACGCCGAGGCCGTGCTCGGTGACGCGTACAGCGCGCCCGGCGCCCAGGACCTGTGGCTGACCAACACCTGGACCGCCTACGACCGCGTGCCGGCCACGGAACCGGCGAAGCGCGGCGACGTCGTGGTGTGGTCCGGGTCTTTCGGCGCCTACCTCGGCGGCGGCTACGGGCACGTGGCCATTGTCCTGTCCGACAACGGCGCCACCCTCACCACCCTCAGCCAGAACCCGAACCCCACGGGCGTCCTGGAGCTCAGCAAGTACGGCGTCCTGGGCTACCTCAGACCGCACCACCTCAACCCCTAAGGAGCATCATGGGCGACCACATTGCCACCCCCGCCACTTCCACCCAGGTCGCGCACCCGTACCGCGCCGCGGCCCGCACCGGCTTCCAAATCACCATGGCCATCCTGTCGGCCATCCCGCTGGCCTACTCGGCATTCACCATGCACGACCCGGCCCTGGCCACCGGCGCGGCCGGCCAGGTCATCGCGGTATCCGCGGGCATCTCCCGCGTCATGAACCTGCCCGTGGTCGACGCCTTCATTCGCGCGTTCCTCCCCTGGCTGGCTGCCACCCCGACCGCCCCTGCTGCCCCTGTGGCGGCCTCGCAGAACGCAGGTTAACCCGTGCCCATCGATCTTTCCCCGGCCCTCTACGGGACCGTTACCGGCCGGCTGCTGGCCGTTGTCGGTGACGGCCCTGACGCCGACGCCACCCCGGACGGCGCCGCGGTCACCGGCACCGTCACGTTCACCCCGGACATCACGTCCATCCTGGTGAGCAACGGCGCCCCGTCCCCGTTCACCGCGCTGCCCACGCCCATCGTGTGCGGCCTGGATACGGACGGGTACCTGGTCTACCCGGTGCCCGGCACCCACACCGACGTCCCTAGCCGGCGCGGCGTGTCCCTTCTGTCCACCACGGACCCGAACATGAACCCGTCCAAATGGACGTACGTGGTCAGCTTCAAACTCCAGGCCGACGGCAAGCCGGTCAACTACCCGCAGTTCAACATTGACGTACCCGCCGGCGCCACTGTTGACCTGACCACGGCCACCCCGGTTCCGTCCGGCACGGGCGTCTACATGGCACAGGGCCCCCGCGGCGAGAAAGGCGAAAAGGGCGACAAGGGAGACCGCGGCGACGTCGGCCCCGCCGGTATTGGCATCCAGGGCATCCCTGGACCGGAAGGGCCCGAGGGCCCCGAGGGACGCCAGGGCATTCCGGGGCCGGCCGTCAACGGTGAGAGCGCTTACCAGTTGTGGCTCGACGCCGGCAACACCGGAACCCTCCAGGAATGGCTTGACCAGCTCGAGGGCGCCGAGGGGCCTATGGGCCCCGAGGGTCCCCGCGGACCCCAAGGCATCCAGGGAAACGACGGCCCGCAGGGGTTGCCCGGAAACGAGGGGCCCGAAGGCAAGCCCGGTCAGAGTTCCTACCAGGGCTGGCTCAGCCTGGGCAACGCCGGGACCATGGCCGACTACCAGGCCTGGCTCAAGGGACCGAAGGGTGACAAGGGTGACCAGGGGCTGCCGGGCGCTACGGGTGCTACCGGCGTGACCGGCGCCGCCGGTGTCCAGGTTGTTACCGCAATGCCTGCCACACCGACCGCCGGTGTGCTCTACATCGTGACGGGGTAAGCAATGGGCGCATGGATCGAACAAACCGCATCCCCCTCCGGGTCCTGGTCGGCTGTAGCAACGAGCGCGGACGGGTTCCTGCTGGCCGGCATCATCAACGGCCAGAACATCTCCACCAGCGCGGACGCCGGCGTGACCTGGCAGGGGCGCACCGCTTCCGGTGCGAGGGCCTGGACCGACATTGCAAGCAGCGCGGACGGGCAGCGCCTCGCGGCCACGGTCAGCGGCGGCTACATCTACACCAGCGCCGACGCAGGCGCGACCTGGACCGAGCGCACCGCGGCGGGGTCCCGCTACTGGTCAGGCATCACGACCAGCAGCGACGGGCAGCGCCTGGCTGCTACCGCTACCGGCCCGGGTTATGTCTACACGAGCACGGACGGCGGCGCGACCTGGACCCAGCGGGGCAGTTCGAACAGTTGGTCGGGTATCGCCGGAAGCGCTGACGGGCTGCGGCTGCACGCCATCGTAAGCTCAGACATGTCCATGTACACTTCGGCCGACGGCGGGGCGACCTGGACGGGCCGCAACAGCGGCCTCAACCTGCAGCAGTTCAGGCAATTCACGGACATCGCCTGCAGCGCGGACGGCACCAAAGCCATCATGTCCCTGGGCGACTCCAACACGGGCGTCTATCTTTCCACCAACAGCGGAAGCAGCTGGAGGCAGATAGGCTCCGGGGCCTGGCAGTCTGTGGGTATGAGTGCGGACGGAAAGACGCTGGCCGCGTCCGGCAACGGCACCGGCATCATCCGCAGCACGGACGGCGGCACGACTATCGCGCGTCGCGACATTATCGCGAGCTACTACCTGACCGGCCACATCGGCATCAACGCCGACGGCAGCCGTATGGCCGCAGGGCTCGGTGCCGGTAGCTCCGGCCACGTCTGGACGTGCTACGACCCGCCTTATGCGCCGCAGACCTGGAAGAACATGTACTTCGGTTCCACCCAGGTGCAGGCACTCTACCTGGGTTCCCGGCAGATCTGGGCGAAGCCCTAAGCAACATCACGGCCCCGGCCGTCTCTCACTTCGAGGGACGGCCGGGGCCTTTTTGGCGTGCCCGGAATGTTGACACTACCCGACACACCCATAACGGTTAGCGTTGTCTCACCGGCACCTTCGTGAGACTCCATGGTGAGACCGACTTGTGAGACACTTCACGCCCCCGGAATCTAGGTTATTCGTCAATTGACGTTTATTCGTCTCATTGGGTGTACCTTGTGAGACTCACGCCGCCCGCCCGGTCCTCTCCCACAGCTCGCGGATCCAGCCCGGCGGCGGCGGCCACGGCACGCCCCACCGCTCCAGGTCCTCCCTGGTGAATCCACCCCATGTCCTGCCCGTCTCCAGCTCGCGTCCTGTAATCACGCATCCATGGTGCCGGATTAAATGAGACAACACGCCCATTAATCAGTGTGCTGTCGAACACCTGTTCGAGCGTGTCGGCATGCTCATTTGCGCACTTGCTCAGTTGCGGTGCGCAGTTGCGCGGTTACCCTGTTGCGCAGTTCCGCATCGGCCAGCAGCTCGCTGACCAGGACGCGCATGACGTCCACATGGGTGACCCGGGCGCCGGTGAGCTTCGCGGCGTCGGCGCAGTAGTCCACCAGGGCGTAGTAGGGCCGCGGGTGCAGGGCCACGGACACCTTCACGGGCCTGGTGCGGACCTCGGGTGCGGCCGGTTGCGGCAGGTCGAAGGTCAGCGGTTCGGCCTCGAGCCCGGCTAGGCGGTTCGGCTTGGCGCTCATGCCAGGATCTCCAGGGCCACGCCGGTGTACCCGTGGAACCCGTGGGCACGGTCCGGGGTGCCGGCGGCCGAGTCCTCCACGGCGACGCGCAGCGGGATCTCGGACTGCAGGACGGTGCGGCCGGTGGCGGCCATGGCTTCGCGGGCGTCTTTCATGCGGGTGGAGGCCTTGGGGCGGTTCAGCAGGATCCGCACCCGGTCAGCGCCGCCGGACCGTTCGGCCAGGGCGCAGGTCGCCTTCACCTGGCCTATCTCCATGACGCCCGGGGACGTTGGCAAAAGGATAACGTCGGCCGCGCGCATGGCCGCTTCCACTATGCCGAGGTCATACGGGCCAGTGTCAATGACAGCCCAGTCGAACGGATCGGTGTACAGCCCGGCCAGGTCACGGTCCAGGTGCGCGCTGGGCATGTGCCGGACCGGGATTGTCCAGGCGCCGCGGCGGCTCCACCGAAGCAGGGAGCCCTGCGGGTCGGCGTCAATGACCATGACGCGCTGCCCGGTGTCGGCCAGGGCGTGAGCCAGGTATGCCGCCGACGTGGTCTTCGCACTGCCCCCTTTGAGGTGTGAGACGGTGATGACTTTCATGCGTATTTGCTCCCTTGCTCATTTGCGCACTTCTGCTGGTTGCTGGTGGTGTTCGTTCATGGGGCGGCGGGCTTCAAGGCATGGACCTAAAGGGCTGGTCTTGCTTGGTCCCCTATCTCCATAAAAACCCGCCTCCCCCGCTCCCCTTCTGAGACATTCAGCCACGGCAACAAGACCCGGCCCTGTATCGGGACGCGTCTACGTGGGCCCTTTCATGCCCCTAGCTTTGGGGTATGCCACTACGCCGGCGGTACGGCTACGTGCGGGTGGAAGTGTACTGTCAACCGCACCCCTCTGATATGCGCGGGAGGGGCAGGAACGCGCCGAAGATCGGGCAGCGTGTCGCCGTGTGAATTGGTGGGCCCTCTAGTACAGTGGGTCTAAGCAATCCAGCCGGGCGGATACTACGGCTGCTTTAGCTTCGAGGGGCCGGCGTTGCAAGCGCTGGCCCTTCTCTTTGCCCTACTTAACCCCATGTCGGGGACATTTCCCGGAAGGCGCGCCGCGCGCCGTGTCGCGGACATGACAATGCCCCGGCACAATATGCGCCGGGGCATTCCCCGTTGTTGGCCTGGACTACCGCACGACGGTCAGGTGCCGCCGCACCGCCTTCGTCGGTTCCGCGTGGCGGTGGCCTGCCCGCCCTGGTGAGGTGTTCAGCATGTCGGACCGGTCCAGTGACATGATGGCCAGCTCGATCGCGGCCGCCGGGTCGTTGGTCTCGAACCGCTCCGGGTGCAGCCAGTCGTCGTCCTGTTCGTCCTCGGGCCACACCATGAAGTCCTCCCGGATCTCGGCGGGCACCGGGCCCGGGTCGCCGGCCGGCATGAGGGTCAGCAGCTGCGGTGCGTGCATCTCCCACGACCGGCGGTTCAGTTCTTCGCGGTTCGCGGGCCAGTTGCCCATGATGGGGTGCAGTGTCATTACTTGGTGTCCTTGTCCATGAGTTCGGTGAGGCGGGCGTTAATCTCGGCGTCGATGTCTTCGGAGGTGAGGGACCCGCCGGTGGCCAGCCAGGATGCAACGTGGCCGGCGTGGCGGAACTTGTCGAAGGCGGGGGTGCCGTCGGCGGCGTAGACCGGGTGGCCGTGGCTTGTCCGGTCGCGGTCCTCCGGGTCGGACCAGGTGAGCCGGTCGCTGGTGGTGTACTTGGCGGCCTCGGCTTCGGCGGCGTTGGCCTTGTCGCGGGCGGCCAGGTACTTGTCGACGTCGTACTGTCGCACGCGCAGGTCCCACCGGCGGTCGTAGTAGTACTTGCCGGCCAGGTCGGCGCGGCGGACCGGGATGATTTCCCCGGCCTCGAGGGCGTACGGCTTCAGGATCGTGTAGATGTCGTTCACCATTTCGTCCAGGTAGATTTCGGCGTGCTCGGGCTTGTCGCCGGCGGCGACGGCCAGGTCGGCCAGGGTGATGAATTCGGTGCTGCTGGTCATGGTGTCCCTTTGTTCGTTGTCGTGTGGTGCTGTGCTGGTTGCCGGCCGGGGCGGTAAACCCCGGCCGGCGGGTGCTGCTTAGAAGTCGTCGTCTCCGGCGGCGATGCGGTCCCGGACTACTGCCGCGTACTCGTCTGATGCAGCGTAGTCGGCGTAGGCGTCCCAGTCGTGCTCGGCGCCGCGGCCGTTGGCGGACCGGGCGGCGCAGGCGGCCAGGTACTCGTCGGTGACGGCCTCCAGCGGTTCGAGGCTGTACGCGGTCAGGACGTGCCGGCGGTGCTTCGGCTGACCGAAGTTGCCGTGGTCCAGGCGGGACGTCTGGTGCGGGAAGGGCAGCTTGGCGGCCGGGCGGTCCAGGCACGCGGCGGACAGGCGGCTGATGCGGATGCGGTCCAGCGGGGTGCTGGCGACCTCGTGCTGCCACAGGCGGCCGTCCTGGTCCTCCGGGGCCAGGGCCTCGTACAGGTCGGTGGCCGCGGCTTCGCGCAGCGCCTCCGGGGTGATGTTCAGCTCGGCGGCCAGGTCGGTGATGGTGGTGAAGCCCTGCATAGTGTGTCCTTTGTTCGTGTCGGTTAGTACTGCTGTTCTTGCCCTACAACTACAGAAGTGCGGCCCCGCGCAAAAATGGGGCAAAATCTTCAAACTTTCTTGAGAATCTTTTTCGGGCCCGTTCAGATCGTGTTCTGAGAAGGCACTGGTGACCGCCTGCAGGGCTCCCGTGTGAGGGGCGCCCCGCAGGCGGTTCGTGGTCTTGGAGGACCTGAGAGGGCCTAGAAGTCGGCCCGGTTGAAGTTGGACACAACGGTCTGAGTGCGGTGCCGGATGCCCCGCCGGAACTTGCCCTTGTTCATGATCTGGCCCTCGTGGCGGAAGTCCCGCGACGTGTCCAGGGACGTGAACCCCTTGGCGGTGAGGCGGGAGTTGAACTGCTTTTCCGTGAGCTCTTTGACCCCGTGCGTCTTGCAGTAGCGCACGTACAGGGTGCGCCACTGACTGGTCGTGAGCGGCACCCAGTGGCCGACCGGCTTCCCGTGGTCCTCGTCGGTGCCGTCGTACAGTGCGTCCTTGTCGTCCTCGTCGACCTCGATCACGTACGCGTCCCACCAGGAGCTGAGCGGGTCGTGGCTTGAGAGGTAGTTGGCGGACGTCTCGAGCATGAGGGGCGTCGGGCGCAGGGCGTCCTTGTCGCCGCCGTCAGCCAGCCAGTCCATGAGGCCGGACACGGCCCAGGCCAGGATGGCCTCCAGCTGCGGGCGCAGCTTCAGGCGGTCCCTGAGGGTGACGTCCATTTCCTCCGGGGTGAGGCGGTGGTTGATCTCGGTGGCCAGGAGCCGGCGGGTGATGCCCGGGTCGTTGTCCGGGATGGACATCCAGTCGTTGCCGGCGAAGATGACCTTGCACTGGCTGGTCCATGAGACGTTGTGCCCGTGCAGGGGCCGGGTGGTCATGGTGCCGCCGGCGCTCAGGACGTTCATGGTGACGCGGTTCATGAAGCCGGACTCGGTCTCGTCGGCGAACACGCCGCGGGCGCCTTTGAGGCCGTGCAGGGATTCCTGCGGACCGTCGCCGCCTTCGATGGACAGGGCGAAGATTTTCGGGTTCACAATGCGGCCGTAGCCGGACCCATTCTTGTCGCCCATGGCCTCGATCATGGCCTCGATCAGGGTGGACTTGCCGACGTCGTTGAGGCCCTTGACGTACATGAACACCTTGGCGTCGTTCAGGCCGGACAGCATCACGCCGAAGTACCGGCGCAGGAACTCCGGCAGGCCGGGGTCGGACTTGGCCAGGGCGGCCAGGGTCTTGTCCAGGTCCGGGTGGGTGGCGCCGGGGACGTAGTCCACCGCGGTGACCTTGGTCAGGTAGTCCTTGGGGTCGTGCGGGCGCAGCGCGGTGCCCTCACGGATGTCCATGGTGCCGTTGGGGAAGTTGATGAGGTACGGGTTGGAGTCGAACCTGGAGGCGCTGACGGACATGAAGGGCAGTGCGGCCCGGATGCCGGCGGTCAGGTGGATCATGCCGTTAGAGCACTTTTCGCCGAATTCGGTGCGGGCCCGGGCGGCAATGGCCGTCTTGATGTCCAGGTCGGCCTGGGCCTTGTCGATCATTGACTGCGAGGCGCCGGCCTTCTTGAACCCGTCCCGGGTGTCCTTGGCTTCGATGACGTTCTCGTCCAGCTCTGCGGCGAACACTGCCTCCCTGGTGCTGATGGAGGCGATGACGGTGCGCATCTTGGACTCGGCCAGGGACTTGTCGTGGTCCTCCACCCAGTTGCGGCCGTTGAAGCCGTACCAGGAGCCACCGCGCTGGGCGGTGCCGAACACCAGTTCGTCGTCCATGTGGATCTTGAACCGGGTGCCGAGGCCGAAGTCGGTGAGGGGCTGCGTGGCAGCCTGCGGGATCTTGAGCAAGTCGGGGACCTCTCCATACATGTTGAACGCGGGCGGCGTCTGCTTGGCCGCGGGGGCCGGCGCAGGAGCCGCTGCGGGGGTGGGTGCCTGCACCGTGGTGCGGGTCTTGGCCGGGGCCGGGGCGCCTTCGAAGGCGGCCTCGAAGTTGGCGAAGTCGAACTCGGGTTCGGCCGGGATGTACCCTGCGTCGTCCGGGATGAAGTCGAAGTCGTCGGCTGCGTTGTTGTGGGCGATGCTCATTGTGGTCGTCTTGCCTTTCTGTGGGGCCGGCCCGCTGTGACGGACCGACCCCCGTGATGTTGTCGAGTTGGTACTGCTGTTTTGTCCTGCACTTACAGAAGGGGCGCCCCGCGCAAAAATGGGGAACTTTCTTCAAAAAACTTTCAGGCGGCTTCGAAGTCCTGCTCGTACCGGGCTTCGTTGATGGCGCGCAGGTTGTCCAGGAGGTCCTCGGTGGGCTTCGGGAATGTCTTGGTGATGAACCGGGCCATGGCCAGGTCGCCGCCCATGATGGTGCACAGCAGGTCCCATGAGGTCAGGGCCTCGGCGTATGAGGCGACACCCCATTCCTCCTGGATCCTGTTGCCGTACGCGACCGCCCATTCGGTGCCGGACTCAGCCACCCACGTCTTGGCGTGCAGCGCCGTGGCGTTCACGGTGCCGTCCTCCCGCGGGAACACCCATTTGCGGCCGTACTTCGGGTTCTCGCCGGGGTTGCCCATGTCACCGTCGCCGGTCTCCATGCCCCACACGCCTTCCATGAGGAAGGACACGGGGACGGCGGTGGACCACTTGTGTGAGGTCTTCCGGTCGCCGATCTTGGCGATGCTGGCCAGGGTGCGCTGCTTCGGTGCCGCGACCGGGATGTGGTCCAGGAGCTCGTCCAGCTCGTCGATGCTGTAGATGAACATGGGGTTGTCGTCCAGGATGGTGACCGGCGCCGGGTCGGCCGAGCGCTTGAAGTTCCGGGACCCGGCCACCCGCAGGATCCTGGCGGCGTCGGAAGTGATACCGGTGTCCATGCCGAACCCGCGGGCCTTCGCGGCTTCCTTAATGGTGTAGTCCAGGCGCAGGAGCATCTTGTATGACTCAGTGCCGGGCAGCGCGTTCTCCATGGTCTGGTCGAACACCCAGTAGGGGTGGACGCCGCCCCCTGACGCGACGGTCAGCGTCGGCGGCAGGAACAGGTCGTGGTACATGGCCAGGACCTCGTCGGTGGCCGGGTGGCGGAACCCCTTGAATTCCCCGCCGTCCTTGAACGGCTGGTGCACCCCGTCGATCGTGTCCCCGTCACCGAAGGCGCACGGCATGGCCAGGTTCCGTTCCTTGGCGCCGCGTTCGCTGTGGCCGTAGCTGCCGGCCTCGAGGGGCACGATGCGGAAGTAGATGTCTTTGCCGGCCCGGTCCAGCTGCGTGAGCTTCCGGTCAATGGCGTCGGTGTCCAGCAGGGGGATCTTGTCCCCGGCCCAGTTGCCCGGGTAGCTGAGGCCCAGGAGTGCGTCCTGGTAGTGGCCGGCGGCGATGTGCCGGCCGTAGAGGCGGTCGTACTGGGTGTGCCAGGCGTTCAGGTCCAATGTCTTGCCGTTCTGTTGGTGCGTGTCGAGTAGTGCGCTTTTCGGCCCTACAGCAACAGAAGTGTGCGGCCGCGCAAAAATTCGTCAGAATCTTGAAGAATCTTTCCGGCGGCCTGCCGGTGCCTCTGTATTACTTGATAGGGACAAGCAATCAGAATACGTGAGAGACCGGCACCGGCGGCGTCAGGAGCTGGTCCTGGGCGGTGGGCGTGATGGTGCACCGGACAGTGCTTGTGGTGGTCCTGAGGCGGCCAGGAAGGGCTGCAGGGGCTCCACAGGGGGTGTTCTGACTACCCTGGGGCCTTCGCGACTACCCTGCGGATTTCACCAGGTGCACGGCAAAAACCCCTAGAATCCGCGGAATATTGGCGCATCCAGGCCGGCGACTACCCTGACTACCCTAAAACCGAAGTGCCGTTACTAAATGGCGACCCTCTATAAAAATTTTCTTATCTTCTAAATAAGGGTAGTTAGAGTAGTTAGCCAGCCCGGCCCCTTCAAAATCCGCTAGATCTAGGGGTTTTGTGCAACTACCCCCTGAGGTAGTTCAGGGTAGTCAGGGTAGTTAAGCCCGGTGCCTACTGACGGACCTGCAGCTGCCGGTAGAGGTCCCTGGTGCGGCCGTCCCGGCCTGGTTCGCGGTGCAGGACCTCCACCTCACCACGGGTGCCCATTTCCCGGACGGTCCTGGGGTCGCGGCCGATCCGCTTGCCGAGGGCTGCCGCCGTCTCCCACCCTTCGTCCCGGATGGTTGCCGGCCGGACTGGCATGAGGCCGCCGCCGACGCCGGAAGGGAGCACGGGCCGGTCAGTGGTCGAAGCGGGCACCGTCACGTCCCTGGCATTCTTCCCCCACCTCCAGTGCGCTGCCTGCGGGGAGGCCAGACCGGCCGCCTGGGCTACGTCGGCCCACGTGTACCCTGCACGGCCCGCCGCCTGGACGTAGACGTGGGTGAGGTCCTCGGCGGCTTCGGCGACGTGCACGGAGGCGGTGACCAGGTCCAGCGCCCGGACCGGTTCGCCGGCGTCGGAACCGGGGACGGCGTCGTGCAGGCTGCCTTCGACCGCCTCGGCCAGGAGTTGCTCGAGCTCGGCGGCGGTGAGATTGTATGCAGCCAGTGAGTGCACGATACCGCTGACCCCGGCGGCGATCTGGTCGCGGATGAGGGCGGTGACGGTGCCGGCACCGCCTTGTGTGTTCTTCAGGTTCTCCATGCCGTTAACCTACACGGACCGGCAGGCAGGAACAATGACCTGCATACTCATGCGGCGCGTCTTGCGGGTTCCCGTCAAGCGGTCCGGATATAGGGCCTCTCAGCGGCCCTGGAAGGCCTCTCTCGCGGCCGTCACCCCCATTTGGTCACAGCCATACCTTTTTTGAGCCGTTAGGCCCGTACGCGGCAATTTTCCAAAAGTGCCCTACTGCCGATTGGACCGGCGCCGGGCGCCATTTTATGCACGATATTCACACCCCTGTAGTTCTATGCAGTCCCGCCCATGTCCGATTTCCGCTAGGTCTGCCGTTTTCCGGGACAGCCGCACACACCCTAAGTAGTTGCAGACGCTAGTAGTTGCACACGCTTTGTAGTTTGTCGGTCTCTCAAGGAGAATGGATATATGCACATCAGTGAGAATTCATGCAAGCCGAAGTCCCCGAAGCTTGACCTGGTCCGGGCCGGCGAACGCCTCACCCGTGCCCACGCTACCCGCGTCAACGACGCCATGGGGCAGCGTATCGTCATGGCCCCGTCCTTCATTTCCCGCCTGCGCCTCATCAAGGACAACGGACCTATCAGCGGCCAGGGCGGTTCCGGCAGCACCTCGAAGGCGTCCCGGTCATCGTTCCACCTGCCCGCCGCTGACCTGCTCAACGCGATCCGCAAGGACGCCCTGGTGGAGGCCGCACGGCTCACCCCTGACGCCGTCCCGCTGCTGCACCGGTCTGAAGAATCCGCCGTCGAGGCCCTGGTCGCCGCGGCTATGGGGCACGACGACGAGACCATGGCCGCCGTGCTGTCCATGCTGCGCGGCTGGATCAGCGCCGTCATGGCCATGACCGAACCGGCCGACTTCCTGGAAGTCCTGGGCGCCTGCCCTGAATGCGAAGCCCGATACACCATGGAGTTCACGGACGCCGGCGAATTCAAGAAGGTCCCGGCCATGGTGGTCGCCTCCCGCACCAACGACAAGCCGTACGCCGCGTGCCGGGCCTGCAGCTCGGTCTGGCATGAGGGCCAGCTGCTCGAACTGGCCGCCTACTTCCTGGGCATCACCGTGCACGACCTCATCGTCAAACTCTCCGCCAACCACTCCCTGGCCGAGTTGCTCCAATTCCAGTCCACCGCCCACGCCACCGAAAGGGCAGCAGCATGACCGCCTACAACTACCGCGACCCGTCCCGCCACCAGGAGCCCGTCGCCTTCCTGGATCCGCTTGACGACCCGGCCCTGTACTCCCACGGCCGGAAGCTGGCACGGGAAGGCACGTGCGGCCGCGGCTGCTGCTGGACCCCGTTTCAGGTGTGCAGCTACCGGCGCCTGTGCAAGTGCCACCACTCGGTCCACGAGGTCACCCTGCGGGACTTCATCGACGAGGACGGCCACCCGGTCCCCGAAGACTTCGAGGCCCTGGCAGCGGCCGCATGAGCGCCCCGAAGGTCACCCCGGCCATGGTCCGGCACGTGCTGAACATCAACGCCGGCGGCCTCGAGAAGGTCACAGTGGTCCATCACGGATCCGCGCGCATGCGCCTGCACTACCCGGACAGGGCCGTGACCATCATGAACCCGTTCGGCTTGCAGGTCCTGGAACTACTGCTGGCCCCGGACCGGGACACCCGCCCCGCCCTCGAATCCATCACCATGAACGGCCACACGGCGACACCCGCCTGGGCCACCACGAAAGGCAAGTAAATGACCGACAACAACAACAAGACCGGCATCACCGTCACGATCGAGGGCACCGAACCCCGCGACCTCTTCAAGGCCCAGCGGGTAGCCAGGGAGGCATACCGGGCTATGACCACGCCGGACGAACCCAATCCCGCACCGGCCCCCGAGACGTTGCCGGCACGCCTTGACGAGCTGCCGGCACGCCTTGACGAGCTGCTGGCCGAGTACGGCGTGGTGGGTATGGTCACTGACCTCAAGTTCCTCGAGTGCGACCAGGTGGAGGTCAAGTCCACCGAGGCCGTCAACGACGGGACCGGCACGGCGGTCCACCTCTACACCCTGGACATCAGCGCCGAACCCGCATCGATCCGCAAGGCCGGCTCGCTCATCGGCGCAACACTCATCTAAAACTTCCTGAAAATTCATCAAGGGATTTTGACGGAAACGGCACTATTGCGAGTCTCTCTCAAGTAGAATAGAGGAGTCGAGTAGTTCTGTGCCCAAATGCCGCCCCACCGTGTTCACACCACCGGGGCGGCATTTGTGGTTTAACCCTCATTCTCCCGGGCCCGCAGCGTGGGGTCACACCTGCCGGTCCGGGCACCACGTCGAAAGGCCGCCATGTCATCCACTGTGCTCACCGCCGAAGAAGTGCCGCACGCGCCCATGCCGGCAGAAGCCTGGACAATGCCCTGGCCGCCGCACCAGGACGCCCCGGACAACGAATGGACCCCCGCCCTGCTACTTGCCGCTGCCCTTATCGATGCAATGCCGAAGGTCAAGGCGTCCCCCCGCCCCGATCCGTTCAAGAGGGACGTACTGCTGGCGGCTGACATCGAGGACGCCCTACGGGTTAGTGGCGACCTCGAAAGCAACGGCGCCGCGCTGATCCTGGCTAACGAGTCGCGGGCCAAGGACGGGCTGCGCATCGGCAGCGTCACGGTTACCCGCATGGCAGTTCAGTCCAATGGGTTTGCGATGCAGATCGAACAGCTGCGCCGGTCCTGGCTGCTGTGCAACCCAGGTGCAGGCCCGTTCACTTTCACAGTCATCTGGTGACGTCCGGCAAGTGGTCCGACTCGGACCGGGCCAGCCGCCTACCACCTGACTGGTGGAGGCTGCGGGGCCACGTGAAGAAGCGGGCCGGCGGCCGGTGCGAGGCGTCCATGGGTGACGGGTCCAGGTGCCAGGCCGAGGGCACCGACTGCGACCACATCGAGCGCGGCGACAACCACGACCCGTCGAACCTGCAGTGGCTGTGCAAGGCACACCACAAGATCAAGACGGCAGCCGAAGCGAACGCGGCACGGGAACCGCGCACGACCTCGAAGCATCCAGGCGAACGCCACCCGTCCGGCTTCAGCCTGTACTAACCCACCAACTGAAAGGCACGGCAATGCCCGACGCTATCGAGCAGGACCACGTCACTCTCACCGTCCAGGTCCGCGGCCATACCCACACGATCAGGCTGCCCATAATGACCGACGAGGTGTCCGGCTACATCATGGCCAGTCAGACTATCGGCGGCGCGTTCGCCGACATGGTGACCACGGGCTACGACTTCCTGAGCGCCGGCGGCCCCGAAGTTATCTAGGCCCCCGCCCCTCCCGAATCCATCCCCCGCCCTTCCTAAATTCCAAGCCCCGGCCCTGCCGCCACGGCCACGAGCCAGGCCAGGGCGCCGGCCATCACCCCGCACCGATAGGACCAGCCATGCCCGAGTACGACATGGACCACGTGACGATCAGCATCACGATCGACGGCTCAACGTTCAAGGCCGAACGCGACATCGAGTTCGAGACCGGCCGCGGCTACCTGGTCGGCGACGCCCTCAAGCTGGCAGCCCAGGACACCGTGGACGTGTGCATACCTCGAGCCCGGCAGTTCGCTGACGACTTGATTACCTAAACGCCTGCCAAGGCACTGCCTCACGAGGGTGGGGGCCTCCACCCCTCCCCCACCCCGCTGCGAGCCCGGGTAGGTGCTGTAGCTCGCTCGCTGTACGAATCCCGAACCATTTACCCCTGGCCGCAAGGCCTCCACGAAAGGCACGGCAATGCCCACGACTTACACCGAGACCCCCGCAGTCGAGCTCACGCTGGCAGACATCGGCCGCCGGTTCATCATCCTTGACGGCAGTGCCGCGGTCTCCGGAATCCTGGTGGACCTCACCGCCATTGTGAAGCGGCGCCGGGACCGTGACAGCTTCGCCACGACGTTCCACACCGCACTGGTCACCATCGAGTACGGCACAACGGACGGCGGCAACTGCATCACCGTCAACCCGTACACGCCGGTACTGCTGGGCCCTCACGCCGAACTTCCTGCCGGCGCCCGCTACACAGAGGACGACGCCTAACCACCCACGGCCTGGGCTGTAGTGCAGCGGCCTAGCACATCGCGGTTCCGCACGGTTCGAGTCCAGCCCCTTGGGGTAAGCGGCCCCGGCGCGATAACCCCGGTTCGAATCCGGGCAGCCCACGAAATGAACCACCCAACGAAAGGCCTAACCACTTGAGCACCGTAGACCTCCGCAACGCCGACTGCCTGGCCGCCATGCGCGCCATGCCCGACAACAGTGTCGACGCCGTCCTGACCGACCCGCCTTACGGGCTCGGCAACACGACGTCCGCCCAGGTGACCGAGGCGATTATCGCCTGGACGTCCGGGGACCGCGAGTTCCTCCCGTCCGGCCGCGGCTTCATGGGCAAGGAATGGGACGCCTTCGTACCGCCGGTCGCCGTGTGGGATGAGGCCATGCGCGTGCTGAAGCCGGGCGGCCACATGGCCGTATTCTCCGGCGCCCGCACCGTGGACCTCATGGGCCTGTCCATCCGCCTGGCCGGGTTCGAGATCCGCGACGTCATCAGCTGGCTGTACGGCTCCGGGTTCCCGAAGTCCATGGACGTGTCCAAGGCTATCGACAAGGCGGCCGGCGCCACGCGTGAAGTCATCGGCAAGTCCGCACGACACGGCGGCGGCGTAGTACAGCTTCACGGCGGCGGTATCGGCGCCGAAGTTCCCGACATCACCGCCCCGGCAACCGACGCGGCCAAGCAGTGGGCCGGATATGGCACGGCGCTGAAGCCGGCGCATGAGCCGATCATCCTGGCCCGCAAGCCGTTCGCCGGCACGGTCGCGGCTAACGTCCTGCAGCACGGGACGGGCGCCCTGAACATCGACGCGTCCCGCATCGGCACAGGTGAAGCGCGCCCCCTCATTACCAACGCCGGCCGGAAGGATACTCGCGTGGGTGGCTACGGCGCCAAGTTCGGAAGTGTCAACGCCGGACAAACCACGACCGGCCGCTTCCCGGCGAACGTCATCCTGGACGAAAGTCAGGCCGCTGTCCTGGACGCCCAAAGCGGGATTAGCAAGAGCCGTTCCGCGAGCATGCCACTGCCAATGGCTCACAGCTTCGGCGGCGTCATCGAGGGCCCCACCAGCGACCCGAACCGGGACACCGAGCGCGGGCACAACGACTCCGGCGGGGCCTCCCGCTTCTTCTATGTGGCCAAGGCCGGCAAGAAGGAGCGGCCCGTGGTGGACGGCGTCGCGCACCCGACGGTGAAGCCGCTGCCCCTCATGCAGTATCTGGCCCGCCTCATCACCCCGGCCGGTGGGACCGTCCTGGAACCGTTCGCCGGCTCCGGCACGACGGTCGAGGCGTGCATCCTGGAAGGGTTCGACGTTATCGCGATCGAGCGCGACCCGTCCTACATCCCGTTGATCCAGGCCCGCATCGACCGGTCACTGCCGGCCGACAACTACGAACTGAACGAGGCTGCATGACCCCGGAAGAGATCGAGGCCATCAAGGCCGCCGCCTGGCTGGAGGGCTACGACTACTGCAACAGTGAGGCCCGCGGCTACGACACGGCGGCAGGACGTGACGCTGAGGAGCGCGCCTACATGCGTCTGCTGAATCCTTACGACCCCATGACACTAGAGCAGTACAAGAAAGAGGTAACTCCGTGAGCAACCGCATCACGACCATCTGGACGAATCCAGTCTGCCAGCCGTGCAGGATTACCAAGAAAGCCCTGGACGACCGGGGTGTGCCGTACGTGGTCAAGCCGCTTACCGAGCACCCGGACGGGGTGGAGTCGCTGAAGGCACGCGGGCTGGCCACCGCGCCTATCGTGGAGCCCTTCTGCGGTACCGCGTGGGCCGGCCTGAACCTGGAACGCATCAACGACCTGGAGGCCCGGTACAAGCGCGCCACGGAGGCAGCAGCCGCCGCCGCCGCCTAATGAGAACGATTTGCATTAGCCCCGGCACGCCTGTAACGTAGGTCATGTCGAGCAGAGTTGCACCCAAATAAGGCCGTACCCGTGAAGGGGCGGCCTTTGTTGTTTAACCGCCGACATTGAAGCACAGCGCTGCCCCTCCGCCTACCAGGCTGACAGGCAGGCCGGGGCCCGGGTAACACAGGCACCGCCGACCGGGCCCCAGCTTCATCCGGACCAAACACCAGGAGCGCGCCGCATGGCTGTACCAGGACGCGAACCCTCACCGGACTCCATCAACCGGAACCAAAAAGTTGAGTGGACCGACGTGGAGGACAAGCCCTATAAGGGCAAGCGGCCGACGCTGCCCAAGGAACGCTACGTCATCAACTCCATGGGCATCCCGGTACCGCTGACCCTGCAGCCGCTGACCCTCGAGTGGTGGACCACGGTGACCACGTTGCCGCACTGCATCACCTGGACGCCGGGCGATTGGACCTTCGCGGTCACGACCGCCCTGGTCGCTGACGCCGCGCACACCGGGGTTGCTTCCGCGTGGGCCGAGCTCCGCCGCCGTGAAGACCAAATGGGCGTCACGGCCGAAGCCCGCCGCAAGCTGCGCATTCGCTACGTCCCCGCCGGCGGCAACAAGCCCGCCGCGGCCGGTGGCCGGAAGGCCGGCGCGTCCAACGTAACCAACATCGACGAGAGGCGCCTGCGCAGCCGCACCCAGTGAAAGGACCGAAGTGCCGCACTTCCAAGTCCTTATGCCCGGCCACGACCGGGACAAATCGCTGGGCCACCTCTCCGCCGCCTGGTGTGAGCACTTTTACCGCCACGGTGAAGGCGACATGCGCGGTGAGGTCATGTGCCTTGACGACGACTTCTATGACTTCCTGGTGGACGCCTACGCCCTGGACACCTCCACAGGCCGGCGCCTGTACGACCTGGTAGTCCTGTCCCGCCCGAAAGGCACGGCCAAGTCCGAACTGGCCGGCGCCATAGCGTTGTTCGAAGCGCACGGCCCCTGCAGGTTCGCCGGCTGGGCCAAGGGCGGCGAGACGTTCACGCAGTACGACTTCACCTACACGTACCTGCCGGGCGAGCCTATGGGCGACTTCATCCGGGACCCTATCGTGCGCATCATGGCCACCGAGGAAACACAGGTCGGCAACACGTTCGCCAACGTCCGGGCCAACCTTGAAGACGACGACGTACCCCTGGCCGAATTCCTGGAAGGCAATAGGGACTTCTTCTCAGGTGCCGGCGGTGTGCGGCTTCCCCGCGGCGCGAAGATCCAACTCTCCACCGCCGGGTCCAAATCCAAGGACGGCGGTAAAGAAACCTTCGCCATCGCCGACGAAAGCCACCTGTACACCGGCGGCCTCAAGGACATGTACAACACGGTCAAGCGAAACCTGCGCAAGCGCAAGGCCGCACAGCCGTGGTACCTGACCACCACGACTATGTACCGCGACGGCGAACAGTCCATCGCCGAGGACCAGCACAAAATGGCCCTGGGCATCGCCGAGGGCAAGATCAAGAACAGCGCCCGAATGCTGTTTGATCATCGCGAAGGCAGCGAGATCAGCGACCTGTCCGACGAGAAAGCCCTTAGGGCGTCCCTCATGGAGGCGTACGCGCACCGCACCTGGATCGACTACGACGCCATGGTGAACGCCGCGTCAGACCCTACAGAGGACCCCTCAGACCTTCGCCGGTACAACCTGAACCAGCAGGCCGCGGGCGCCACCGCCTACGTCACCAGCCAGGAGCTGGCCGCCATCACCCCCATCGGTGAGGACGCGGTCAAGCCGCTGGCCAAGGGCGACGTCATCACCCTGGGCTTCGACTACGCGCCGGGCAACTACGGCGAGGGCCGGGCCAAGGGTCGCAAGTTCCGCGTGCCTGACGCCACCGCCCTTATCGCGTGCCGCCTGTCCGATATGTCCCTGCACAAGCTGGGCATATGGGAGGCCGACGAGGCCACTGCCCTGGACACCGGCTGGAACCCGCCTATCCACGCGATCGAGCAGACGGTGCACGAGGCCTTCAAGGTCTACACCGTGGTGGCCATGTTCGCTGACCCGTCCAAGGTCGAGACGTACCTGGACGCCTGGACCGCGAAGTACCGGAACCAGCTGAAGGCCATCGCCTCGAGCGGCCGGCCAATGTACCGGTACATGTCCGGGTCAAGCATCGGCCGTTCCACCCGGGACATCGTGGCCCTGTACGAGGCCATAGCCGAAAAACAGGTACTTCTCACCGGGGACCCGACGCTCACCAGGCACTTCCTGAACGCCCGCCGGTCATCGGTTCCGGGCGGCCTGAAGTTGTTCAAGCGCACCCCGGACTCACCGGAAAAGATCGACGGCGCCGTCGCCTCGGTGCTGGCATTCGCTGCCGCACGTGAGGCCCTGAACAAGGGCGTCGCCACCACTACCAAGTCACGGGGACGAGCCCGCCGACTCTACTAACCCGAAAAGGACTCACCCATGGCCGATATGACGCCGGAACAATGGCTGACCAGCCTGGCCAAGCGCATGGACGACGAGGGCCCGCGGTTCACCCTGCTGCGGAACTACCTGACCGGCAATTCACCCCTGCCGGAAATGTCGCCCACCACGCGCGAGTCCTGGATCCGCTTCCAGAAAAAGTCACGCACCGGCATGGCCGGCTTGACGGTGGACTCCCTGGCCAACCGCATGAACCCGCAGGGCTTCACCATCGGCAACACCCTGGCAGCCGACGCCGACACGGACGAGTCCCCGGAAGTGGAGTCCCTCGAGGTTCCGGCCCGGCGCCTGTGGAAGACCTCCCGCCTGGCCGTCACCTTCTCAGACGCCGTGTGGGAGGCACTGGGCATGTCCCGGTCCTACCTCATGCTGGCCGAGGACGCCGGGCAGCCGATCATCACCATGGAAAAAGTCGAATACGTGTGCGCCGCCCCGGACCCGCTCCGGCCGTGGCGTGCCCGTGCCGCCATCAAAGTGTGGCGCGACGAGGACGGCTTCGACTACGTCTACGTGTGGGTGCCCGGCATCCGGCAGCGGTTCAAGCGTCCGACCCGGTCCAAGAACGGCAAGGTGCAGGCGAAGATCTCCGGCGGCTGGGAAATTGACGGCGAACCCGTCGAGGCTGCCGCCATCCCGCCGGTCTACATCCTGGAGAACAAGGGCGGTAAGTCCGAATTTGAGGAGCACACCGACCTCATCGACAGGATCCATGAGGGCATCCTGCAGCGCCTGGTCATCATCGCGTACCAGGCGTTCAAACAGCGCGCCGTCAAGGGCGACCTGACCGACGAGGACGAGGACGGCAACCCGCACGACTGGGCGAACCTGCTTAGCGCAGCGCCCGGCGCCATGTGGGAACTGCCTTCCGGTGTGGACATCTGGGAAAGCCAGACCACGGACATCACCCCGATCCTGGCCGCGAGCAAGGACGACATGCGGCAGTACTGCGCGGTCACCCACACGCCGGTCCCGGACCTGCTGCCGGACGGTGCGAACCAGACCGCCGAGGGCGCCGTGTCCGCCCGCGAAGGCCTCATCTTCAAGGCCATGGACCGCATAGCCCGCATGTCAGCGCCGTTCGAAGAGATCAGCGCCGACGCCCTCCGCATCCTGGTTCCGGAATTCACGGACGTGGTTGAGATCCAGTGGGCACCACCGCAGCTGGCAAGCCTGCAGGAACGCTACGCAGCGGCCGTCCAGGCGAAGGCCGCGGGCATGCCCTGGCACTCAATCATGACCGACATTCTCGGCTTCTCCGAGGACAAGGTCGACCAAATGGAACTCCAGCTGGCGTCCGAACAACTGCAAATGAGCGCACTCATGGGGGTGGCAAGTGGTCAACCTGGATCAACTCCCGCCGCCATCGGCACAGGACCGGGTGGACCTTCACCCGCCCGTGCCATCACAGCCGGGTGACACCGCCGAGGCGGTCCGCCTCCGCAACGGCCATGAACACGCCGTGTCCACGGTTCGCAACCGCATCCTGACCCTCATAGAGGCAGCCTGGAACGGTTCGGCGAACATGCGGGACGAGGACGCAGACCGCCTGGTGCGGCAAATCACACCACTGGTTGAGTCCGGGCAACTTGCTATTGCCCGGCTCACCTCGGTGTACCTGGCACAGCAGGCCGTCCTGCTGCGCGGGGTCCCCTACTCCCCTGCCGGGGTGGACCGGTCAGCCATCGCCGGTGTCCGGGGCGTGCCCGTCGCCGACGTGTACCGCCGTCCCGTGGTGACCGTCTACACGGCACTGTCCAAGGGCGTGTCCTTCGAGGACGCCAAGGCCGCGGGCCTGGCCCGCCTGCTGACCATGGCCGCAACAGACATGCAGCTGGCCAAGACCACCCAGGCCGCCAAGTCGCTGAAGCACTCCGGCGCCCAGCTGTACCGCCGGGTGACGACGGGCAAAGAGAATTGCCCCATCTGCGACCTGGCCGCCAAGCACTACTACAAGACCGGCAGCCTGGCCCCCATCCACGACCACTGCGACTGCGGCGTCGAGGAAATGCCGCCCAACGGTTCACGGGCCGGCGTGTTCGAGGACCTCAGCGACGTCAAGGGCACGGCCTTCCGGCCGGCACCGGCGGCCACGTCCGCGGTCCGCGCCGAACAGGTGACCGCGTCCGGTGAGATCCGCACCGCCGACGGCACGACCCGCGCCCCGGAATTCACCGACCTGGCCGTGTCCGAACACGGCGAGATTGGACCGGTCCTGCACTGGGCACAGCACAGCTTCACGACGGTCAAGGACCTCCCCGCATCGGCCCGCCCGAAGGAACGCCCGGCGCCCGCCGCCGAGGCCGCCACAAAGGCACCCAAGGCCGCTAAGCCGAAGACCGCCGCACAGCAGCAGGCCATCACGGTCCTGCGCCGCAAGGTCGCCTACCAGGCCAAGAAACTGGAAGGCATCCGCCGGTGGGAAGTTGCCCGGCAGGCAGCCAAGGACCGCGGCGGCCTGGTGCAGATCATGCCCGACGGTTACCCCGAGGGGTACAGCGCCGCAGACCACAAGCCCACTGCCGAATTCCGCAAGCTCGAGGCCAACCTGGCCACGCTTCGCGCACAGCTGGCCCGCAAGACGGTCTAGCACTTCACAGACCACCTGCCCGCGCGTCTGCGCACCTGCGCAAGCGCGCACACGGCAGGACAACGCCAACGCCGCAACGGCCGAGGCACCCACCAAAAGACCCGAAACGGGAAGAGGAAACACCACATGTCCGGAATCGCCCCTGGAACCGCAGCACCCGCCGAAGCCACCGTCACACCCGCAGACGCAGGAGCCGCAACGGCGCCCGCTGACGCAGCCGACGCCGGCCAGTCCACCGAGCCCGCCGACCTGGCTTCCGCCCTGGCTGAAATCACCAAGTGGAAGTCCTTGTCGCGCAAGAACGAGGACCAGGCCAAGGCCAACGCCGACAAGGCCAAGCAGTTCGACACCCTCGAGGAATCGAAGAAGACCGAGCTGCAGAAAGCCCAGGACGAGCTGGCACGCATCCAGGCCGAACTGGCCACGGAGCGGTCCACCTCACTGAAGTCTCAGGTGGCTGCCGCCAAGGGCGTCCCCGCCGAGCTGCTCACCGGGTCCACCCAGGAAGAACTGGAGGCCGCGGCTGACGCGCTGCTGACGTTCAAGGGCGTCCCCAAGGCCCCCGTGCAGGACGCTGCCGCCTCAACCGTGACCGGTAAGCCGGTCGCACCCGAGGGGCAGATCACCAGCCGCGAGGTGCTCAAGAGCATGTCCCCGACCGAGGTTATGGCCGCCCTGGCCGCCGGTCGCCTGGACGTGCTTCAGGGCAAAAAGTAACCCCATCACCAAGCAGTACCAACCCCTTCCCGAAAGGAAGTTATGAGCACCGTCAACTTCATCCCCGAGATTGTCTCCGCCCAGGTCGAAACCGCGTACGCCGCGGCTCAGATCGTCATCCCGACGCTGAACCACGACCACGAAGGCGAAGCCAAGAGCGGCAACGCCGTCCGCATCGTCGGTTCCTCGAACCCGACCATCGTGGACTACAAGGCCGCCGGCCGTAAGTTCACGTCCGAGAACCTCAACCCGGACAAGGTCACCCTGCTCATCGACCAGGAAAAGGGCTACTCCTTCCTGGTTGACGACGTCGACGCCGCACAGGCTGCCGGCTCCCTCGAGCCCTACACCCGCGAGCACGGCGAAAAGCTGGCCGAGGACGCCGAGACCCACGCCATCGCCGACCTGGTCGCCAACGGCACGTCTATCAACGTCGTGGGCTCCGCCCCGGTGAAGATCGACACCGCGGTCAAGGCCAAGAACGCTATCAAGGCGATCCGCACCGCCCTGACCAAGGCCAAGGTCCCCGTGGCCGACCGCTTCGTCGTGGTCAACCCGGACTTCGCTGACCTGCTCCTCGAGGGCCTCAGCGACGTCAACCACGCCGGGTCCGACGAGTCCCTGCGCAACGGCCAGGTCACCCGCCTGTACGGCCTGACCGTCCTGGAATCCCCGTGCTTCCCGGCTGACCTCACGGTTCCGACCGCAGTGGGCTACCACTCCAAGGCCGCGTCCTTCGTGTCGCAGCTGAACAGCACGGAGGCGCTGCGCTCCACCGAGTCCGCCGCCGACATCGTGCGCGGGCTCAACGTCTACGGCTCGAAGGTCACCCGCCCCGCCGGCGTCGTGGTCTTCAAGTCCGAAGGCACCCCGGCCGCCGCGTAGTAACGGCTTCCACCAGGCTGCCCGGTCCGCAACATAACGCGGGCCGGGCGGCCGCCCCCTCACCCCTCAAAACTTCACAGGAGGCCGTCAATGGCTGACACACCACTGGCCACCCCTAACGACGCCCTGCGCTTCGGCTACGGCGACGTCTCCACCGAGAACCTGGCCAAGGCCTCCGCCCGCGTCCGCGGCTACACCCGGCAGCGGATCAGCCTGACCACGGCCACCATCACCGGCCGCGGCTCCCTCATCAAGCTGCCCGGCCGTCCGGTCCGCGAAGTCACCAGCGTCAAAGACGCATGGGACAACGAGCTGCCCTACGTCCTGCAGCCCGGCGGGATCCTGCGCACCGCGAACCCGCGGCCGCTGCAGACGTCCTTCAGCAACATCTGGGATTACGTCCCCAACGACGTCCTGACGATCGAGTACACCTTCGGCTGGCCGGTCATCCCGGACCACATCGTGGAAATCGTGTGCGCCATCGCCTCCCGGCTGGAACAGCTAAGCCCGGGCCTGCGCGGCGGCGTGCAGCAGGAGTCCGGCGGCAGTGAGGCTCAGACCTTCGGCTGGGATTCACACCAGGGCGTCGGTGACCTGGTGAAGTCCGAAAAGGACCGTCTTGACCGGGCCTTTCCGCGCCGCATCGGTTCCATCGTGGCCCGCGCATGAGGTCCTTCTATACCGAATCCGCCACCCGCCACCGGGCCACCCTGACCACGGGGATCCACGGCGGGGACCGGGACTGGGCCACCACGGACCGCCTCACCATCGAGAACATCCGCATACAGCCCATGCCTGAATCCGCGGTGCTGGCCGAACCGTCCGACCTGACCGGCGCGGTCTCCGCGTGGCGCCTCATGGGCCCGTACGGCATCGACCTGGCCAACACTGACCGGCTCGAGTACACGGACCCGACCGGCCGCACCCGGTGGTTCGAGGTCATCGGCGAGCCCCTCAACTACCAGAGCCCCACGGGGTCCCTGGCTCACAGCGAGACGACACTAAGGAGCCTCAGCTAATGCCCGAGAACGGTGCAGTAGTCAGGGTCACCCTGAAGAATTCCGGGTTCGCCCAGATCCGCACAAGTCCCGGCGTCATGGAGGACCTGCTGCGGCGGGCCAAGCTTGTCGCCGTTGACGCCACCGGCGCAGCCGAGGCCGCCGGCTTCGAGCCCTCCGACGGCAAGACCACCCAGGGCATGGCCATCGACAAGTCCAAGGGCAAAGGCCCCCGGCGTCGTGCCCGCGTCTCGGTGCGCACCGCCAACCGCCCAGCCGTCGAGGCCGAGGCCACCGCCCGCGTCCTGACCCGCGCGTTCGAAAAGGCCAAGGGGTGAGCGGCATGGAACTCATCGTGTTCCCCGGCGTCGAATCCCTGGTCGGTACCTACATCCAGAACCTGCTGACCGCCCGCGGCCGCACCACCGCCGTGGCCACCAAGCTGCCGACCGACACCCGCACAGGGCCGGGCAATACCGAGCACGTCCGCATCCAGGTCATCGGCGGCATCCGCGCCGGCCTGGTCATCAAGGACGCCACCGTGCTGCTGGAGGCCTACGCCGACACCGAAGCCGCAGCCGCCGAGCTGGCCGAGCTTGTCGGCGCGATCCTGTACGGCGCCCAGTACGACTCCGCCTCCGGGATCTACCTGGTGGAGCAGACCGCCACCCCGCAAAACCTGCCTGACCCGCGCACAGGAATGAGCCGGTACACGCAGACGGCCACCGTCCGCCTCCGCGGCACGGCTGCCTGACCAACCCCGCAACAAGTACCCCGGAAAGGGACACAACCATGGCTATTCCCGCAAACCCGCACCAGGGCGCCGACATCCTGGTCACCAACTTCCGCGCCACCGGCGGCTTCTACGCCGCACCGGTCGGCACGGAGCTGCCCACCGACGCCAAGACGGCCCTTGACCCCGCGTTCAAGTGCCCCGGCTACGTCAACAAGGACGGCCTCAAGCGCGCCACGAGCGTTGACCAGCACGAGGTCATCGCCGCCGGCTCGAAGCTCATCAAGAGCGTCCCGAAGGTCAAGCACGTGTCCTACGACCTGACCCTCATGCAGTCCGACATGCCCGCCCTCATTGAGGTGTTCGGCCCCGAGAACGTCACCAAGAACGCGGCCGGCGTCATCGAGATCAAGCACAACGCCAAGGCCATGCCGCTGCGGTCCTTCGTGTTTGAAATGGCTGACGGCGTGAACAGCCTGCGCGAAGTGGTCGCCATCGGCCAGGTCGTGAAGGTCGGCGACGCCCACTTCGGCATCGGCGAGGAAGTCACCTACCCCATCACGATCCAGGCCATGGACGACGAGAACGAGGACAAGGCCAAGACCTACCAGGAGTTCGGCGACGGCCCCGAGGCCGTCATCGCCCCGTAGTAGGTCCCATGAACAACCCCGGGCGGGAACATTGCCGTGCGCCCGCCCGGGGTGCACCACCCCTAAGACACGGCACCCACATCCTTCGAAAGGCACGGCAATGGCCACACGAGCAGTCCCCGCAAACAAAAAGAGCATCAACCAGGACCGGTTCACCTGGACCGTCCCCGGCACCCGCAAGCGCATCGACGTCCCGGCGGTCAGCACCCTGACCCTGCGGCAGGTCCGCGACATGCAGCACCGCAAAGAGACCACTATCGACGACGTCCTGGACATCGCCGACACGGACGCATCCCGCGAGCTGCTGCTCGATCTGGAAATCGGTCAGCTGAAGGGCTTCGTGCAGGCCTGGGCCACGGCCGGGGACCCGAACCTGGGAAAATCCTAAGCCTTCTCAACTTCATCGACGCCCATGAGGAGGCCGTCCGCGCTGACCTCATGCGCGTCGGCGTCAGGTACAGCCAACTCGGCACCCCGGAATTGACCTGGGCCGACATGTGGGCCCTGGCCCGCTACGCCGACCACACCACGGCCATCTACCGCAGCGTGAACGGCCACGCCTGGAGCGTCGAAACTGCCCTGCTGGCCGAGGCCCGCGACATCGCGCTGTTCGACTTCTACCAGTACAACCGGGCGCACGGCGGCCGCATGCAAAAGCCCGACATGTACGAGCGCCCCGGCGCCCTCGCTGCCGGCACCAAAAACGAGACCAAGGGTCAGTCCGCTGACCTGGCCGACATCAAGAAATTCCTGGAGCGCAAAAATGGCCGATAAGCAGAAACCAAACGGCGTCGAACTGGCCGTCGGCTACGTCTCCCTGACGGTTGACTCATCCAAAATGGGCGAGGAAATCGAAAAAGAAATGGGCGCCTCAGGCACCCGGGGCGGCAAGAAGGCGGCAGAGAACACCTCTAACGAGCTCAAGAAGGGCCTGCAGGAAAAGTCCAAAGCCGTAGGCCTGGCAGCCACCGGCGCCCTGGCCGTGGGCATCCACGAGGGCATGGCCCAGGCTGACCTGCCCGGCACCATCCAGGCACAGCTGGGCACCACCCCGGCATACGCTAAGGAAATCGCCGACGCCTCCGGCAAGGCCTTCGCCTCCGGGTGGGGCGACTCCCTGGACGCGGTCGCCGACACGGCGGCAACCGTCGGCCAGGCACTGAACGACCTGGGCGACTCCGGCGACATCGCCAAGCTGACCACCAAGTCCACGGCATTCGCCCAGACCTTCGGCCAGGACGCCAACGCGGTGGCCTCATCCGCCGCGCAACTGGTCCGCAACGGCCTGGCCCCGTCCATGGACGCCGCCTTCGATCAAATGACCAAGGGCTTCCAGGGCAATAAGAAAATGGCCGAGGACGGCCTGGACACCATCAACGAGTACAGCGTCCAATTCAAGACTCTGGGCCTTGACGGTGCCGAGTCCATGGGCCTGCTGAACCAGGGCCTGACGGCCGGCGCCCGTAGTTCCGACCTGGTCGCCGACGGGCTCAAAGAGTTCAACATCCGGGCCAAAGACGGATCCAAGACGACCGCAGACGGCTTCAAGGCCATCGGCCTGAACGCCGACGACATGGCACAGAAAATCGCCGCCGGCGGCCCCAAAGCCAAAGAGGCCCTGCAGCAGACCCTGGACAAGCTCCGGGACATGAAGGACCCGGTGGACCGCACCGCGGCCTCGGTGGCATTGTTCGGCACCCAGTCCGAAGACATGCAGACCGCCCTCCTGTCCCTGGATCCATCCAAGGCCACGGCCGGCCTGGGCGACCTCAAGGGCGCTGCCGACAACCTGGTGAACAACGCCGGCGGGTGGGACACCCAGCTGGCCGGCCTGCACCGCACCCTCACCCAGGGCCTCGGCCAGGCGCTGCAGCCCCTCATCCCGCAGCTGAAAGAGTTCGCCGGCGCTGCCCTGCAATTCTTCCAGTGGCTGGCCGCTAACCCGGTCGTGAGCCAGATCCTTATAGGCATCGGCCTGGCCATCGGTGCGGTCGCCGCAGCGCAATGGGTATGGAACGCCGCCGCCCTGGCCAACCCGGTCACCTGGATCATCCTGGGCATCATGGCCGCCATCGCCCTGCTTGTGGTCGGTATCACCTTCCTGGCCACCCATTGGGGCGAAATCATGAACGGGCTCGGTGACGGCATCAAAGCCGTAGGCACCTGGTGGAACGGGCTGACAGCCGGCATCGTGTCCGGCTGGAACGCCGCGGTGGGCTGGGTCGTGTCGGTGTTCCGGACCGCCGGAAACGCCATCGGCTCAGTCATCCAATTCTTCAAAGACGTCTTCACCATCGTGTTCGGCTACATCGACTCCATCACCGGCGGCACCCTGTCGCGCATGGTCAAGGAGTTCCAGGCCACCGCGGCGGCAATCGGTAAATGGATAGGCGAAGCCGGCCAGTTCGTAGCTGGCATTTGGAACGGAATGGTCAGCGGCGCCGGCGACGTCGCGCGCGGCATCGGCGAATTCTTCGCCCCGCTCGGCCAGTTCGTGCATGACGTGTTCGTCGGCGGGCAGACCGCCGTGGCTGACTTCTTCAACGGAATCATTGAATGGGCCGGGAAGGCAGCCAAGGCCATCGGCGACGCGTTCGGCGGGTTCGGCGGGTTCATCGGTGACGTTATGGGCGGCGCCCACAAGGCGGCCGACAACATCCGCGGATCCGGCGGGGGCATCCCCGGCCTGGCTACCGGCGGCACCGTCACCGGGTCCGGCACCGTCCTTATCGGCGAGGCGGGCCCCGAGCTGCTCCGCCTTCCGCAGGGCGCTTCGGTCATCCCGCTGGACCACCCGGCTGCCAACCTCGGCACCGCCGGCACGGGCGGCCACACCCTCAGCCTGACCCTTAACAACCCCGTCGCCGAACCTACCAGCGAGACGCTGCGCAAGGCCGGCCAGTTCATTGGAGCGGCAATTGCCTAGCATCAACGGCGTAAGCCTGGACGACACCGCCCGCGGGTGGACGTACCTGGAAGCCAGCGAGTGGACGGCCGCGACCGCAATGGCCCGGCCGTCCCTCACCGTCCCCGGTGTTGACGGTTCGGTGCCCATGCCGGGCACCCAGGACACCCCCGTGCTGCCCGTCTCGGTGGGCTGCACCCGGTCCACCCTGGACGCCCTCAAATCGGTGTTCCTGCAGCCCTCCCTGGAATACACCAGGGAGGGCACGCCGGGGTCCGCCACCGCCCAGCTGAACGCCCTCAGTGAGGTGCGCGTCACCGGCGGCAATGACCCCCAAATGGAGCTCAAGGCCGTCCTGTCCTTCCCGGGCGTGTGGTTCCGCGGGCCGGTG